GGTCTTTGTTTATGTATCCAATTTTTATTAGGTAATTGTAATGCTCTTCTGTAATCGGTGGTCTGCTCCATTCTTCTAATTCATCGTACATTGCAATATAATCTGTGTAATATATTTCACTATCGTCATGGTCACATTCTTCTAAGTCTGCATCTGTGATACCTAACGACTTTCTGCATTCCTCACTACATGCGTTAATCCCTTCTATATGCACACCCCAAAATAATCCTCTGTCGCAATGGTGGCACGTAATTGGTGCGGGTTTGTATAATATATCTTTCATTCTGTAATCTCCTAATTAAATTAACATTTGGTATATTATTTGTGTTTCTTTCAGATTCAAACATAATACTGCAATTTCTTCATCGTTTGCAACTTCTCTTAATGTTACGTAACTCTCGCCTTCTTCGTGGTCTTCATCTAACTCATAACTATATAAATAATAATCGTCATTATGTTGTAACATTTCCCCACCTTTTAAATTTTTTACTATAGGGATTGTAATTCCTTTTACTGCTTTATTAAATTGTTTATTTGTCATGTTTAATTATCCTTTTGTTTATTACTATACGCCTCTATTTAAAAATAGTTCCGTATTATTTTATTTATTTTTCTCTTTCTTTCTTGTATTCTATTTGCACTTCTTTTTCTTTATCTGATATATACTTAATTATTTTAATTAGTATTTGGTCAGTAATTCCGTTTGTATTATCTGCCATCGCTCGTGTAATTAATGAGTTTTGTACATCTCTAAAGACTTTGTGTGATATCTTTAGTTTTATGTGCTTGTATTTAATTTCTGACATATCTATTTATTCTGTAATCCTTTATATATTGTGTAATTACTTTACTTTCTGTACTTCGTATCCGTATTCAGAACCTACGTAATTTATATGTTTTGAACTTGTCATAGACCACCACCCAAGAGGCTTAATTGTTCTAGTTTCGTGGTCAATCTCTGCTACCTTCGTTTCATAACTATATACGTGGTTGTCTGTTGCTCTTAGATTCTGTTTGTATTTGTCAAATGTTCGCATATTGTGTAATCTCCTTTATTTGTTGAATTTATTTGTTTCTGTTAAGTTCCAATTTACTTGGTTTTTAAACTCTCGCTTTTGTGAATCCTCTGCAACTTTTGTTAATGTTGCAATCAGTGCGGGTATATCTTCAAGTTTAAAAAATAAACTAGCCTCTGTTTTATGATCGGAAAAGTCTTTTTTTGCTACTCTTCCAATACTAACTATATTCTTATATTCATCCTCTAATTGTCCGACTTCCATTTCTTTCCATGTAGATAATCCAACACCATTCCAGCAACGTGCCTTCACTACCTTTCTATCAGTTCCAAAGCCCGACTCTATTTTTATTTTATTTATTCCATCCATTGTTTTTTTCTCCCTGTTATATCTTATATACTATCTTAATTAAATAAAGTTCCATTTTAATTAAATTAATCTCATTTCTGATTCATTTATATATTCTACAAAGTCATTTAAATTTTCATCTAGTGTAAAATCGTTGTCGAACTCCCAATTATATTCTTCATAGAAACCCGCATTTGTTACACCACCTGCGAGTAATTCTGTACCCTTTTTAATTATTGTAAAAATTGCTTCTTCTCCAAAACTACATTCATACTCACCGATATATTTTTCTTTTAAAGACATATTAAAACTCCTTTTGTTTTTTGTTATATATACTATACTAATAAGTATTAAGAAAGTTCCAAAAAACATTAAAAAATATTTAATATATATTGGGGGGTTTGTTGCAAAGGGTGTATTTCTAAGGTGTACAATATTTAAATATTATATAAATGTATGGAGACACGTAGTATATAATGCATAACTAAACACGTCTAAAACTCTCTAATTCATACGATATTGTACAAATGCGATACTATTACAGACTATGTGCGTGCGTGCGTGCATATATATAAATAAATAATCTGCGAACGTGCATAATTGCGACGTTGTGTAATCTGAGCGAAGCACCTACCTACGTGCGTGCACATAATATAATATATATATAAAAAATAAAAAAAAATTCATAAAGAGATCTCCTTTCTGTAATCTGATAAAATTCTGTAATATGATTAATTTGTGTAAGTGGGGCAGTTTATACACTTGCCCCGAGGTGTTGTGGTGTCCTAGTTTTTAGGCGAAGCTAATTTGATTAGGGTCACTAGTCTCAGGTGTTAGAACCTTACCATAATCTAGTAATCCATCAACAACTAAACTGTTATTATTAAAGTTAGCTGTTGTTAGCTTGTCAGCATGCCATAAGACATTCGTTCCAGCATTTAATAAACCCCAAGCTGAATAGTCTTTATCAGCTAAGTATTTATCATACATTTGTCCAAATTGCTGGGTAGGTAGTTTGCTAATATAATTTTCTCTAATGTTAGCAATATCCTGTGTTTCTATCGGTTTCTGTAATTTACCACATGCTTCAGCAAATGAACGAAGTCTACCACCTGATTGATTTCTGAGAACTTGCGTTGCTCTTGAAATCTCATTGTCCCAATTGACATTGTTCATTGTATGCCAAAACGTGTGTCCAAAACCAAAAGCCTTAGATAACATACCATTTTCACATACTAGCCTTTGAAAGTAAACATTGACACCAGCCTTAATACTAGAGTCGTAACTGTTTTGTATTTCAAATACTAACCCAAGTAAATCACCAACTTTAGGAACTTGAACTTCTAGCCCAGCATCTTTAGCTACATAGATTTCTCTAAATTGCTTACCATTAAAGAATACCTTATCAGGTTGGAAATCGATTCCTGAGTCAGACATTATATTTTGTCCTATTTCAGAAATCTGTTTGTTTTCAACAAGTAAGTAATTTTCTTTTACAATACCTACCTCTTTTTCAGACTCGCCTAATGTTACAGCAAAAGCACCTGATTGTTTACCGCTAGGTAAGAACGTAGGTTGCTTATGTATTTCCACAAAAGGGTCTAGCTTACCACCTAAGTTATTAATAACAGGTTGTTCTATTGTCTTAGAACTATCAGCTATTATTAGATCTGTAACATCATTTAAGTTAGGTACTATATTATCTATTACGTTATTCATTATATTGTCCTTGAATTATAAGGTGTTTTTAAAAGTGGGGCTAGTTCTGTTTCCAAGTCTAGCCCCAAACTCAGAATCTTATTCAGCTACTTTTTTTTCGTAGATGTCGTACTTTGTTGCCAAAGTGTTCCATATAACCATAAGAGAAGTAGCAAAATAAATTGCACTATCTTTTGATTCACGTTCTAAAATAGATTGAGCATATTTAAATGCTTCATCTAAATTGTCACGACTACCAAATAAAGTAGCTTCATCAAGATTAACTTTACGTTTATCTTTCAAAAACAACCTCCTTGTTTTTTAATTAGGTTGGACACCATGTCCATAAATTAATGCCCCTGTTTTCTCTGCTACTCAAGGCACTATCAAATTGTCAAAAAAACTTATACTATATATACTACTTAGTTCCTAAAAAGTTCCATTTATTTTAAAATAATTTAAATTAATTTTGCATGCTACGAACCTGAAAACGTGCGACGTTCTTTTAAAAAAAATCTGCGACGTTATGAATATGGATAGCTTTAGCTATACATTATTAGTTTTGTTTTTTTCAACCCAAGAAACCTAATCTCAAAATGGTTAAGGGGGGTAGCCCCTAGTAATAAAAGAGAAAGACACATACTAAAATATTTTTTTTAAAATTTTCTGAAGTTTACTATGGTGTTATCTAGGATCTATTGCGGGGCGGGTACTACATAAAAAAAAGCGGGTACTATATATACTACTTACTATATACTATATATACTATATACTATATATATATAATATATATTATATATAATATATATATAACAGATACTATATACTATATATACTATATACTATATATACTATAGTACTACTATAAATCCAACGGACTAAATAAAGGGGGGATAGATAATATTATTATATATAGTTGCAGTTTGTCAAGTTTTTATTAAATTTAAATATGGATAGAGAGATAACAATGTTAGAAAAAGCAATATACGGTGATTATGAAATAACAGACATCTATACTAACCTAGAGCGGTGTAGAGAAATATCAAAAGAATTAAAGATACTAGACATTATAGAGCCGTCTGGTAGAAACGTAGGATTAATTGCAGAGTTAATATATCGAATGAATAATATGCCAGAACTACAAATAATAGAAATGGATGAATATAACCTTAACCAACCCAACTAGCTTGGCGTTACAGCGTACAGTCAAAGGTGTTGTTCATTATGCTTACGAAAGCGAAGAAGAGTTCCGTACAGCACATCCTACAGAGCCTATTGTAAAGAATTGGAAAGAAGCTGAAGAAAACCAGTGGTGTCACTCTGATGACGGTAAGATAGTCCAAGTCCTTAAGAAAGGGTATATGAAAGGAAATAACACAACAGATGGTTATATCCGCACAATCATTGGTATGTTTAATGTAAAGAAGAAAACAAAGCTTCATGGAACAGTAAAAGATTCTATTTATAGATTTGTAAAAAAGAATAGTTATGACTCTAGAGTAAAAGGCGGCATGACTAGAGAGAAGAGAATGTTTTCTAAATACATTGCAATGGGCTTAGATCCTGAGAGTGCTTATATGAAAGCATATCCCAAGACAACAGACGCAGAAGCAGCTAAACGAAAATCAACATTACTACTTAAGAGCAAAACAGTGAGGAATCAAGTGGATAAAGAAATAGAAGAGTTAATGGCAGACGTAGGTATTACAAAAAGATACTTATTAGAAAGCACAAAGAGCGTTGTCGATAAAGTTGAAGTAAGAGATGGCGATAAACTAAGAGCACTAGAAACATTAATGAAGATATCGGGAATGCTTAATACAGATAAGAAGTCCGAGTCTATTGCACTGATACAAGAGTTTACTGGATTCAGTAAAGAGAAGTTACAAGCATTTGAGCAAGGGATGTTAACAGGTAAGAAAAAGGAATTAACAAGTGGTAATACAAGCAGTAGTAGTTAATGATAGGTATTGGAATACACAGACTAGCTCTGTTTGGAGCTATACAGTACCTAAATCAATCAAACTAGGTAACAATCGATATAACATAGCATTTACAACTAAAGAGTCTAAATAACGTAAATAATGGATAATTTTAATATTAATCCATCTCCATCTGAAATGAAAGACAGGGATGAAGTATTAGCCAAGTCCTATAAAAGTCTTATTTACTTTGGAAGAGCTTTTCTACCAAATGACTTTCTTAAAAAGTCTGCATCACCAGCATTTCACTTTGATGTAGCAGATAAACTAATATCCTCTAAACCCGGTAGTCGTAGCTGTATCATTATGCCTAGAGGTTTTGGTAAATCAATCTTATCGAAAGCAGCCATTATGCATAAGCTTGTGTTTGCTCAGGATGATGAGCAACACTTCATTGCATGGGTATCCGAAGAGCAAAGCCAGTCTATTGACCACTTAAAGTATTTACGCAATCATTTTGAAATGAATAAGCGTCTTCGTTACTACTTCGGTAATTTAGATGGAGGTGCAGCGGGAAAGCGTTGGACAGAAAAAGATATTGTTACACCTAAAGGGGACAGATTAATTGCAAAAGGTACTTCACAGAGACTTAGAGGTAGAGCAGAAGTAGATGTTCGTTATACTGGTATCATCTTAGATGACTTTGAATCAGAACTAAATACCAAAACACCAGAGCGTAGAGCAGATATTAAGAAATGGATCGTATCAACAGTATATCCTGCACTGGAGGAAACTCCGGGAAGAGAAGGTTGGATATGGTTAGCGGGAACGATAGTTCATTTTGATAGCTTTTTGCAAGCAGTAGTAGATGGAAACAAAAAAGCTCAAGACGAAGGTAGAGAATATCCTTGGGCGGTGACATTTAAGCGAGCAATAGAAGATGGTAAGTCTATTTGGAAAGAGCAATTCTCTCTTAAAAAACTAGCAGCAAAGAAAAGAGAGTTTATTGAAGCTGGTCTTGTTAATAAGTTTGCACAGGAATACATGAATGATGCGAGAGATGTTTCTAATGCAGCGTTTAAAATAGATCGAATACAATATTTCAGCGGTAAGGTAGAATGTAGAAACAAATTCAATTACCTCATAGACGGTGAAGATGCTATACCAGTAAACATTTACTTGGGGGTAGATTTAGCAGCAACAGCATCGGAAACATCTGACTTTCAAGTTATACTTGTAATGGCGATTGATTCCAATAAAAATAGATATGTCCTAGAGTACTTTAGAGAAAGAATACCTACCTTTGATGTTCCAAAAGAAATTATAAGGTTAGCAAATAAATATACTCCAGTAAGGAGAGTAACGATAGAAACAGTAGCGGCACAGGAAATGGTTAGAGATATGGTAACAAGAATGTCTGCTACTGAAAAAAGACTAATGCCCGGAATCTTTAAGGGTGTTAAGCCACCCGCTAGGATTAAAAAGCAAGATAGGCTTGAAACAAGCTTAGGTGTTATTGTCAATTCTAAGAAATTATACATAAGAAGGGAAATGACAGAATTGGTAGATGAGTTCTTTGAGCACCCAAAACCTAGAAATGACGATGTGATGGATGCGTTATACTATGCAGACTACTTTGCCAAAGCTCCTAAGAGTACAAGAACAAAACGAGAATCATTACTAAATGAAGAATCTAGTCCAGTAAGACGTATGAAGAAAAAAGCGTATAACTGGATGACTGGATCTAGGGCATAAAAAATATTATTTGTCTTTTGTTTATGTATGACTTATATTTAAATTCAAATCCACATGCCACGATATTCTAAAAGATCAAAAGAGAGATTAGCATCCTGTGATGAGCGTTTACAGAATGTATTTAATGAAGTAATCAAACATGTAGATTGTTCTGTTCTTGAGGGACATAGGAGCAAAGAAAGGCAAAATAAATTATATGATGAAGGTCGCACAAAAGTTAAGTATCCTAACGGTAGGCACAATATTAGTCCTTCTAAAGCCGTTGACGTTACCCCTTATCCTGTGGATTGGGAGGACAGGGAAAGGCAAACACTATTCGCTGGTTTTGTTATCGGCATTGCTCGTGGGATGGGTTACCGTCTGAGATGGGGCGGAGACTGGGATATGGATTTTAAGGTAATGGACAACCGTTTCGACGATTTTCCCCATTTTGAAATAAGAGATAAGTAATGCCAAATACAACAGATACAGTAAAAGCAATTTTAACTCCCGGTGAATTTGTGATTCGCAAAGAAGCTGTGGATATGATAGGAGTTCCCACATTGGAAAAATTAAACGATATGCCAGAGGCAGGTGGTCATTCTGAAATAGATAGACTGATTGCACAGGCTACACTAAAGAATATGACTGGCATGTATGGTGGCGGTATGGTCAATGCAAAGCAGTATGGTCATGGTGGTATGGTTAATCAATATCAAAATGGTGGGCAGGCTATGTCTAACTTAAAACCAGTTCCTGATAATAACCCCGGACTTGGTAAACTCCCTGAAGATGTTAGAAATAAAATGGGTTACATGCAGGAAGGTGGTTCTGTATTAGATATGGCATTAAGACGAGCAGAACCAATGCAATTAGCAAATCCTGAATATCAAAACTTAACCAATATGTCAAATTTACAAGATCCTTATTCATCTTTATTGTTTAAAATTGCAGACATAAAAGCGTTTACTGACCCAAAAACTGGAAGATATTTAAGCCCTGAAGAAGAAGGTTATGGTAAAAGTGTTGATACGAATAAAGGTATTTTAAGAAAAATAAAAGAAATGGATTATGCCTCTAAACAAGGTGTAAAGCCATTAAAAGGTGACAGTAAAGATGTTGAAAAATTAATGGATTTAGCTGATAAATTAGGTTTAATTGGTATGATGCATGGTGGTAAAGCTAAGAAGAAAAAAGAAATGTACGGCTATCAAGATGGTGGTGAAATATTGGGACTTAATATAACTCCTGAAAGTGTTTTTCAATCAGTTTATCAAACACCAACAGATGATGGTGATAGGTATTACTTAGGAGAAGCTCAAAGACCTTTACCTAATTTAAGTCGTCAGTTATCTATAAAAAGAGCTAGGAATAAAGCTATGAACGCTCCACAAGATTCTATTACATTTGATATGGCTCAACAAATATTAAACCCTGAAGAAGAAAAAAGTGGTTTTCTTAAAAAGCTTTTAGGTATGCAAGAAGGTGGTGCAGTTCAAGACTCTGCTATGATGCAGCAAGAGCAGCCTAGTCCTTTTGTACCCTTTGACCAAAGACCTAACCAAGCACCAGCAACTGGTAATTGGGGTCAGTCTGGTGATTACATGAACTCATTAAGGGGTGAGTTAGAAATGGAAAATGAAGAGTTGACTAGGGATAAGATGCAAAACTTTTTAGAAAGATTAAGATTGGATTCTTTATCGGAAAAGATAGAAAGAAGCCCTCAAGACTCTATGTATTATAGAAATACACCACAGCAAGACTATTTTATGGATAAATACAGAGAAGAAATGATAAATCCTAATTACTTTCCAGAAGGTAATTAATGGATCAAGACCCTCGAGCATTACAAAACGAAGAGTTATATCGTCAATGGCGTGACGCTCGTTCTGAGTGGGACACTGAAGCTAGAAAAGATATAGACTTTTATCTTGGTAATCACTTTACCAACGATGAGTCTGATGAGTTGTCACAACGCAATCAAGCTGATATACCGATGGATAGGGTATCGGCTGCAATAGAAAAATTTAAAGCAGTATTAACATCTAGACCCCCAGCATTTACCATAACCCCTAGAGAAGACTCTGATGTACAGGTAGCTTCTTTATGGAGAACTATCATGGGTTATGTTTGGCAAAAGTCAGATGGTGACTGGCAAATGAAACAAGCGATACAAGACTATGCTACTACTGGTATGGGTTATTTGTATGCTTATATTGATAGAGAATCAGATTTCGGTAGAGGTGATGTCAAGTTTACTTACCTTGACCCTTTTAGGGTATACGCATCTCCCAGCTCAAGAGATCGTTGGTTCGGTGATTCGGATGGTCTTATCCTTTCTACCATTCTTACCGGTGAACAAGTCGTCAACCTCTACCCTGAATTAAATGATACAGTAGACCCGAACACAGGTGAAGAGATACCGGGTATTATTCGTGAGATATCTGGGTTTACATACGACGATGAGGATTATCCATCTTCTCAAAATAGAAATTCAATGAGTGTGTTTACCCCAGCGGAAGTAAAGGATAAAGATTATTTTCAAGTAAAGAAGTATCAAATATTAGAACGCTTTTATAAAATAAAAGTTCCCTTTTACCGAATTATTGATATGCAGAATCAAGAAGAGGAAATACTCTCTCAGGAAGAATACGCTAAGATGATGAGTGAGAATGCAGAAGCGTTTGAGATAGGTGCTTATACAGCAATAGAAGTTTTACAGACAAGAATAAAAGTATGTGCTACATTGGGTGAAATTGTTTTATATGAACAAGTTTTAAATACAGATGAATATCCTATAGTCCCGCTACCAAATATCTGGACAGGTACTCCTTACCCCAAGAGCGATGTATCCAGAGCTAGACCAATGCAGAGATTGCTTAATAAATTATGGTCTTTAGCCCTTTCACATGCCCAAGCGTCAGCGGGACTTAAACTATTAGTACCATTAGGTAGTGTAGATGACATTGACCAATTAGAAAAAGACTGGGCTAACCCAAATGCGGTAATCGAAGTTGATTCATCACAAGGTGAACCACATTATCCATCTCCACAACCATTAGCTGGTGAATTTTATAGATTGATACAACAGTCAGAATTTTATATAGATTTTATTTTTGGATTACCAGAGATGATGCATGGCTTTGCAGATAAAGCTCCAGAGACACATAAAGCAACAGAAAGAATGATTGCTCTGGGGAGTGAAAGACCTAAATCTAAATTGAGAGATGTTGAATTTAGTATTAACAAACTTGGTAAAGTTCTTTATAATTTATCAAAGGGTCATTACACCTATAAAAAGATTTTTAGATTAGCACAACCTAACAACAACATTACTGAAGTTATGGCTAACTTCTATACAGATATTAGTGGTGCTGTCTTAGACTTAAAGAAAGATAGACATATTTTAGATCAACATGATATTAGAATTGAATCAGGTTCTACTATGCCTTCTAGTAAATATGCAGAACTTGCTGTGTATCTTGAGGCATTTCAAATGGGTATCGTGGATCGTTATGAGGTTCTTAAGAAGAATCCAGAGATATTTGACAAGGAAGGTATTATGCGTAGGACTGAAGAGAAACAATTAATGCAGCAGCAAATGCAAGCTATGTCAGAACAAATAAAGAATTTGCAAGGTGACTTGCAGACAGCCCAAAGAGAGTCTGTCAGTGATAGAAAAAGAGTTGAAGTCGAAAAGTTTAAATCTAGACTTAACGAAGTTAATTCTGAATCTAAAGCAGACAGAAGGGTACAACGTAGTAAACTAGAAAACGAGGTGAAGCTCGAGGTGGAGAAATTGTCAAACAATCTGAAAGATGTTCAGAGAGAAGTCAGTTCCACTCCAAAAGCCTAAGAGACATCTAAGGAGAGTATATGTCTACATTAGAACAACAGGAAGCAAGTATCGAAAGCGGAATACAAGGTGGTAATGAATCATTCGTGGAAGATATCGTCAATGAACAATCTATCTCACAAGAGGTAGATGCAAACCAACAGGAGTTTCAAGAACAAGCCCCTGCTGTAGATTATGAAGCAGAGTCAAAAAAGTTTCAGTCTATGTATGATCGGTCACAAGCTGAGAATGCTAAACTGCAACAAGGTGCTCAATTACTTCAGCTACTAGAGCAGCGACCTGATCTTGTAAGAACTCTTGAAGACGGTATAGCTAATCCACAAGGTCAAAACCAGAGCACTCAAGAAGTAGCTCCCGCAGTAGATGACTTTAATCCTTGGGATGCCTTTACAAATGACACTTCTGAATCAGGTAAATTTGTTGATCAAAAGATCACAAGTAAAGTTGATCAGTTAGTATCTGAAAGGTTAGCCCAGCAACAGCAACAGATGCAGGCTGAAATGCAACTGCAAAATACAGTTGGTGAGTTACGCAGAAATTATAAGATGTCAGATAATGACATTCAAGACTTTATGCAGTTCACTACTAAACCAAAAGAGCAAGTAGGTTTAAATAACCTAGTAAAGCTCTGGCAGATGCAAAACGGTAATTCTGTTGCTAATAACGATACAATGGAAGCGGTAAATGCAGCTAAACAAGCACCCAGAACTGCTGGTGTCTTACAAGGACAAGCTCCACAATCCCCTAAAACGGATACGGATAAAGTCTTTGAAAGTATCATGGGAACAGGTGCTGGAGCAGCTTTACCCTAATAATAACACATACTAAGAGGTATATAAATGGCAATATCATATAATACTGGATCTTTAAAGTCCAGCGATATTACTGCTCAAACTTCTGATGCAGGTGTAGGACAAAGACCAGACGCAAGGCGGATCTTTAATTTTGGCGACAGAGTTGCTGAATTAACTCCGGAAGAATCACCATTCTTCGTTTACTTGAATAAAGTCGCTAAAGCTCCTACCGACGACCCAGTGTTCCGTTACTTGGAAAACAGAAATAAAATCAGTTTTTCAGATCGTTCTTTTCTGATTAAAGGTGCAATAGGTACTGTTGCCGCAGGTTCTTCGTATTCATTTACTGTAGATACTGCTGGTGCAGCGGCTGTTGAATATTTAGTTAAAGGAATGGTTTTCTCTGTAGGTACAGTTGATACTACAGCGGGATACGGTCAAGCGTTAGTAAGAGTAGATGGTTCAATTTCACATGGTGCAAATGATTCATCTTTTACTGGTAAAGTAATTGATGTATCAGCTGTTACAGGAAGTAATAGCATTGCAGATGATGATGTAGCACAAATCATTGGTACTTCATTTGAAGAAGGTTCTGGTTCTCCAGATGTTTGGTCAAGTGAATTAGAAGATGGTTTTGGTTACACTCAGATCTTTAAAACAGCTGCTGAAATGACAAATACAGCATACGCTACACGTTATAGGGGTTACCCTGATGAGTGGAGTCGTATCTGGGCGTCAAAGCTTCGTGAGCATAAAGTTGACATTGAAAGAGCTATGCTCTTCGGTCAAAAAGCTCGTGTAGGCGGCATTCAGTACACTGAAGGTCTAGTAGGACACATTCTAAAGAATGCAAGCCCTGTTGTAGATGACAGTGCTTTTAGTTATTCTTCCGGGAGTGCTTATCATAGAAGTGTAGCACAGGCTGAGATGACTTACGACAGATTACTTAGTGATCTTGAAGTAATTTTTGATCCGGCTCGTGGTGGTGCTTCTGACAAGCTAGTTCTATGCTCATTACCAGTAATCACATTCTTTAACAAGTTAGGTGCAGATGCCTTCTTAAACCAGTCTATGCAATCCGGTTCTTCAACCGCTGTTAATACTGGTGCATCTCTTGCTCGTTATAACATGTCTGAAAGACAAGGTGCTTTTGGTCATAGTATAACAGTAATTGATACGATTCATGGAAGACTAAACCTAGTTAAAGAGCCTCTATTTAGAGGTCAAGCTTCTGGTTTCATGCTAATGGCTGATATGAGTCAACTAGCTTACAGACCTTTAATTGGTAATAGTATTAATCGTGATACACAAGTAATGACTAACGTACAGTCTGCTGATGAAGATCTTAGAAAAGATATGATCTTAACTGAAGCAGGTCTAGAAGTTACTCTAGCTGAGTCTCACGCATTATACAACCTAGAAGGAGTATAAGATGAGAAGTGATGCTTTAAATAATAATAGTGGTGCTAGTGGAGCACAGGCTAAATTTGGTATTATCAATTCAGCTAAAACCTTAACTGCCTCTGATTCTGGAATGGTATATGGAGTACAGCAAGATTCTGCTTACGAAATAACCTTACCATTGGCGGCAGATGCAGGTTCTGGTTGGAATGCTAAATTCGTCTTGAGTCAAGTAGCAGCTAATGCTGTTACAATAGCTAATAACACAGCTGAAGATACTATTGTAGGAATGACAGTTGGTGCAGATGGTGGAGCTGGTAGCTCTGCTGAGTCTGCTGTTGATGAAATAGTATTTATCAGTGGTGCTCAGTTAGGAGATCAAGTTGAGATTCTTTGTGACGGTGCTGTATTCTATGCGAAGGCAACAGCTCACGATGTAGCTCACATCACCATATCTTAATCCGAATACATAAGGATAACAGTTTATAGTACTGTGGGGAAGTTCAATAAAAGTTCTTCCCCAAAACTATAAAAGGAAAAATTATGAAAAAGAAATGTATACACTGTAACCATCCTAATAACGAAGGGTGGTTTTATTGTAAAAAGTGTGGTAAGAAAGCTTCAAAAAGTATATTTACTACTAATATGTATATGATGTCTACTATGGGCAAAAGAACAGATGTAGAAATGTCTGTACAGAGTATTGATCAAAATACAAAAGAAATGAGACAGAGACTTTATGGCGACTAAAAAGAAAGCTACTAAGAAAAAAATAGTAAAAGTTTTAAAGAGTAAAGATCCAGTAATGGAAGCTTTGCGAAAGCCAGTTAAGATATAATGGCAACATTTGAAGCACAAGTAGAATCACTAGCTTCTATCGCTATAGATGGAAGTAGTACTCCTACTCAAGCACAGCTTACTCAATTCTTAACTGATGGTGCTAAAGAAATAATAAATACATTACCAAAGAGTTTATTAGAAGATTGTGCAGATATTGCTACATTAGATAACTCTACAACTACACTAACAAATATTAATCAAAAAGGTGTGGTTCTAGCCGCTTTAAGAGCTGAGGGTAATGGTGCTAATGATATTGAGCAGCCTTGTAGGTATGTGCCTAATTATAAAAGAGGTAAGATACAAGACTCTAGCGATATGGATTTTGCGACAAAAACAGATCCAGCGTATTTGGTATATGATAATACATTAGAGGTTTATCCAACCCCTACTGCATCAGAAAACGCTAAGGTACTTCATGTTATTTTTCCAACAGTAGCATTTGGGGACAGTGCTATATCTAACTTCCCTATTGAGGCGGAGTATTTGGTAGTTTTATATGCTACAATAAAAAGTTTAGAAGCATTATATAGTGGAGAAGAGGATATAGAGTTGTATATTCCGATTATAAATCAGTTAAAAGAAGATTATAAAGCTGGGTTATCCCAGTTAGTGAGGTAGTATGTCACATCCAATACATGAACTTACAGTAAAGCAAATCATCAGTAGGATAAGGCAAGTATTTCCAGATGCACCTGAGACATATATTATGTCTTTAATTAATGACGCAGTAAATGAGATTGGTCAATATTCTCAAAAAGCAGTATCTGCTAAAATAGATGTAGAATCAGGTAAAATGTTTTACGCTATCGGAGATGGGTCTACTGATTCTGCTGGGGAAGATATGGGTGTAAATAAAATTTATAGAGTAGATATTTTAGATAACGATGGTGATTATATAAGAATACCTAGAGTATTAGACGGTGAACCTTTACAATTTGACATTGCATCTGAAAGTGCAATAAACGTACCAGAATAATGGCACTAGCACAAGAAGTAACAAAAATAGTATGCAGACCTGATGAGGGTGGGAGTTTGCAAAGTAATTATTTTTTTATTAATGGTATTGAAGTAGATACTACTACAGATGTTGGGTATAAAATAGTTGAATATTATGTTTGGCTTGATGTTTCTAGTGGTGGGTCAGATCCATCTTTATCTGGTAAAACAGGCATAGAAGTAGATATATCTACAGATGATAATGCCGCTACAGTTGCAACAGCAGTAAAAAATGCATTAGATGCTTTATCTAATTTTTCAGCATCTATTTCTAGTAATGAAGTTACGGTGACAAATACAAATAGGGGTAGTGTTACAGATGCTTCTGACTTTAATACTAACAACGCAATATCTACAACTACGCAAGGTACTGGTCAACTAGCTGGTAATATAAAATATCCTGAAGCTAGTGTTAATTATTTTATTCGTGGTGACCACATGGGTCTTATTAGTAATTATGATTCAGAGAGTGAAACTAGGACAGCTAGAAAATCTTATACTGCGATAGATCACAATGTAGTGAATGGATTATTAATTCATTACTATGGGAATCCTAAAAAAGTTACAGCGGTTACAGATAAACCAGATGTAGATAATTTATTTCATTCTGCTATTGTAGATTATGTAAAAAAATGCTTATATATGGATAGAGCTGGAACATCAAATGACGGAAACATAGCACAGGTTGCAATGGGTTTAATGGCTCAACATGAAAGAAGTTTTAATAATGCCGTAAAGAAATATGGTACAAGAAAAAGAAGTAAAACAGGTGGAACTAGAGCGGTAGTCCCAGTAGATTTTAAATAACCAATATGCCCATGAGAGTTGCCAAGCTCGGTAAGGCATAAGACAGGAGAAACAAGATGGCAAGCATAAATAAATATACAGTCAACGAGTCCAGTAATGTAGCACTAGGTCAAGCAGGTGCTAAATTCATTTCAGATACAGCAGTTCATTCAGGTACATTTGTAGCAATTACAATGTTAGAGGATACTGTATTCAATGCACTAACACCTACAGACACTACCAATGGTTATGGTGTGGGTAGTTATAATGGTAATACAATGGCATCTGAAACAATACCACAAGGTGTTACGATTTACGGTAGGTGGAACTCTATTGACCTTACATCTGGTCTTGTAATAGCTTACATAGGGTAAGTCTATGCTCGGCTTAGGCAACCTACTAACAAAAAGTGGGGTAATAAAAAAATTCCCTAACAACTTTTCCTTCAATTTCGATGGTTCTAATGATTTTTTAGATTGTGGAGATTCACTTGGTAATTCATTAGGCACTACTACTGCACTCACTTTATCTATTTGGGTAAAAAATGATAACTCAAGTCAAGATACAGGTGTTTTTAAAATAGGCGGAACAGGTAGTACAGCAGGTAATTTTACTTTATCTTATTCTGGTGGTAAGTATTATCTCAATTTAGATACAAATGACTCTAATCCTGTTACTGCTTATGCAGGTTTTGCAAATACAGATACTTCTTCATGGCATCATATAGTAGCTGTTTATAATGGTACAAATGCCATTGTTATTTATTTTGATGGTTTTGCACAAAGTCTTATAGCAGGTGGAACACCACCCTCAAGTATTGATTTCACAGGAAATAATGCTTTAGTAGGTAAGTATTATAGTGGAGAATGGGATGGACTCATCGATGAAGTAGCGATTTGGAATACTGCTTTAAGTGCCGATGATGTCGCAAAGATTGCCTCTAAGCCAGTAGATTTCTCCAAAGCATCAACTTACGCTACAGATAGAACTTCCAACCTTAAATTATGGCTCAGAGCAGGGGATAAGGTACTACCAGAAAGTGATGCCTCAATCGCCAGAAGTGACTTCTATACTGATTTTGATGGTACGAATGATTCAGTAATAGTGGAACAAACATTTACTACAGATAATTTTGCTATAAGTTTCTGGATTAATCCAGATAATGTAACAGGTGATAAGTATTTATTTGACCAAAATGCAGGTCTTTGCAGGTCAGTAATTATTGGGTATCAAGATGGGCATATTAATTTTATTAATGACGATAATGATGCAGGAAGCTATCATCCAACAGGAACTGCATCTGATACTCAAATTCCTGTAAGTATTGGAGAATGGCAACATTATGTAATGATGACAGATGGTACAAAAGTCTATGGATATAGAAATGGGGTTGAAATAATTAATGTTACAGGTAAGTGGGGAGCGTCTGGAGCAGAAAAATTATGGATAGGTCAATATGAGGGTGGTTCTACAACGCATTACGAAGGTAAAATGTCTAATGTAGGTATTTACCAAACAGTCCTCGATGCTCAAACCATTTCACAGATGGCAAAGAGCAGATTCACCCCCATGAGAGACAATCGCTTTTCTGTAGTGGATTTTGATGGTAGTGATGATTATATAGATTGTGGTGATGGTACTTCACTTGATACCACATCCCAACTTACTTTATCGTCTTGGGTTAATTTTAATTCTACAGGAACTAATGTTATCTTAGCAAGAGATGATAATACTAACAGTAATTATATATTATATGGATGGAGTGATGGTAAGATATATGCACAAATAAGAATAAGTGGGGTTGGTAAGACAGTTGATGGTGGCTCTTATAGTTCTAATGTTTGGTATCATGTAGTAGCTACTTTTGATGGCTCTTCTTTAAAAATATATGTTGATGGAGATTTAAAAGATACCTTATCAGCATCTGGTTCTATAGATAATGATGATGTTTCTCTTGAAATTGGTAGAAAAGGAAATAATGCTTTTCATTTTGATGGTTCAATGTCATCCGTAGCAGTTTACTCCACAGCCAAATCAGCAGAAGAAATTTACGCTATCTATCAGCAAGGAATTACTTATGATGAATCTTCACTTAGTGGACTTGTTGGTTATTGGAGAATGGGCGATGACACAAGTAAGGCATATCCTACCATAGCAGATTCAAGTTCTAACTCAAACGATGGTACAATCACAAATGGTGCATCAGATGACATAGTACAGCAAATGGTTGCAGGTTATGACATGGGGGCATTTGAGAGTAGTTCAGAAGAGTTGAGTGGTGAGTTAATTAGTAATAGCACTTTTGATGACAGTACAGATTGGACAGCAGTAGGAGATTTTACTATAAGTAATGGTGTAGCATCTATTACAAATGCAAGTCAATATAGTCAATTAACTGCTTATGGTTCTAATTTTTTATACTCTGGCAAAACTTATAAACTACAATTAGATGTTACTACTTTATCTAAAACTGCTTTTGCATATAGGGTAAGTGGTGGAGCAGTTACTTATATTACTTCATCTAAATTAGTAGATAATACATTTACAACTTATTTTACAATGACACAAAATGGATATCTTTGGTTTCAAACCACAGGAAGTTATACAGGCTTAAATGTTGTTATAGATAATGTCTCAGTCAAAGAAGTCCTACAATCAGAAGTATCAGACACTTACCCTGCCATCATAGATGTAAATGAGCCTGTTCTTGGAGCAGAGTTAGTTGATGCTAACACATCTTCTGGATGGTCAGCTTATGGTAGTAATACAGTTGCTAATGTAACTAATGGTGTAAAAATTACTCATGTTGATAATGCAGGTGGGGCACAGGGTGATTTCACAGATGCAAAGTTATTAAATGCAACTACGACTTCTGGTAAAATATATAAAGTAAAATTTAATGCTTATTATTTTGGTGGTACTGCACCTAATGTAAAAATATGGACAGGTTCAGAAACTGCAGGAATACAAGCATTAAATACAACAGAGACTGAACATATTATTTATTATGTGGCTACAGGAAGTACAGCATCTTTATTTTTTGATTCTGTAAATGGCTCACAAGAAATATATATTTTAAATCTTTCAACCAAAGAAGTACAAGGCAATGTCGGCACAATGACAAATCAAGACTCAAGTGATTTAGTCTATTCCTCAGTTCTGCCAGACCAATCCTTTCTCACAGGAGTAAACTCTGCGTATAACTTTATAGACTTGGATGGGGTTGATGAGTATATATTATCAAATACTTTTAATGACACATTAAGAAATAAATCAGCATTTACTCATTCTTCTTGGATAAAATTTGATGATACTACATTACATGGCATTTTTGGTAAAAAAGGAAGTGATGACCATAATACATTTTTATATATAGGAAGCACTACTGTTGTAGCAGGTGTTTACAATGGTAGTGATAGTTCAACAAGAGGTAGGGCAACTGCAACACATTCTTTTAGTACAGGTACTTGGGTTTTCGTTACAGTAGTTTATGATGGAACTCAATCATCAAATAATGATAGGATTAAAATATATTTAAATGGCGATGTTCAAACAGCAACATACACTAATACTATATCTTCTACAACTTCAAATAATTCAACATACGCAAATGCAAATTTGGAAATTGGCAGATTTGAAGAATGGAATGGTGGTGCTTTTAATGGTCAAATTTCATTAGTAGCATTTTGGAGTAAAGCACTTTCAGCAACAGAAGTAAGTGCAATCTACAATCTTGGTAGGCATGGCAATCTTTTAGATAGCTACTCAGATAATTTAGTTGGTAATTGGGCAATGAGTGCCTTAGATGCCTCAACAGGATTATCTGATTCAATAAGTACCATATATGATAGGTCTGGGAACTCAAATCATGGCTCTCCACAAAATGCTGATGCAGGAGACTTAAAATCACCACCAAACGCAGAACCACAGGGTTATAGCAAAAATGAAACAAATAGAAGTAATAATACACCTTAAAGGAAAATAATTATGAGTGAAATAACAAACAGATGGTCAGATGACTATAGTGGTCGTTGGAAATCAAGAGCATACTTAGTTGTGCCTGTAGCTGATATTAATTCAGCAGATGCTCCTACAGACTCAAATACAAAAGCACAGATAAAAACATGGATGGATAGCTATGGTTATGAATATACCTCGGATATGAGCAAATCAGAGCTATTAGGAGCTATTCCTGTATCGAATGCGTTAATAGGTAATGCAATACAAAGTGGTAAAGACACATTACGCAAGAATAACGGAGATGATGGAGATAGTTCTAAAGCACTCTTAAAGTTTGCCTGTGATAATGATCCAGATAATGATCCTGCTGTATTTAGTTCTTACGACAAACTAAGCCATTCCCAAGTAATGTCAGTATTGGGTGGTTCAGAGTGGACATCTAGTATTGAATAAAAGTAAATTTAACTTATGAATGAAGATTTAAAAGATTACATAACTATAATAGCATTTTTAGTAATAGTGCTTGGTGGGTTGGTTTTGTTTGGGAGTTGCGATGGTGGATGGTCAGTGGCTGGTTATGAGGTATGAGTGATGAGAAAACGTACAGGAGTTATGGAGTCACTAAACTTGACGATAATATGCGGATTAGTCTTAACATTAAGTGGCTTGGGCAAATTATTGTGGGAGTTAGTATTGTTGTCATGGGGTACTTACGGATTGAAAACAGAATTGGAGAACTTGAACGAAGAATGGAACTTGCTAATTCCAGAATTGAAGACCTTGTCAGCAAACATATAGCAGAAGAAGAAGTAAAAATAACACAAATGCAAGAACAATTAGAATGGTATCAAACAGAATTAAACTTAAATCCCTTATCTTGGGGAAAGAAAAAAAGAAGAAAAAAGTAGAGTTAACAGAGGATGACTTTAATCATAACTATTTTATTAATCGAGAATTGCGGAGAGTTCGATAATGCCATTACCGTTTCATTGTATTGAATGCGACAGACCTGTAAGAGAAGCATTTAACGCAACTTGTGATGAGTGTAAAAAAGGTGAAGAAGTCTTTAGAGAAGAGGAAGAATGACAATGAATTTTTTAGAAGTGTACGCAGAAGGGGGTATGATCGCTGTCGTAGGGGCTTTGCTAGTGTATATGGTATTCTCTATGAACAAAAGAGGGTCTGTGCAGGAAGAAAATTTAAACGACCTAAAGACAGAGAATAGAGGTCAAAGTGAAACACTTGAAAACATGGAAAGTATGGTTATTAAGCTTATTAACCGCTGGAATAAAAGTGACGACAAACTTGACAGGAAATTTGATTCTCTTACGAAGGAAATTAATGATTTGGACAATCAAGTATCGGAAATAAAAGGTATTATAAGTAGAT